CTGACGCGTATAGATACGCAGTTCAGGAACTTTTGGGGTAGGCGCGATACAATACAAACCAGGGGGAAAAATGATCAATGAAAACTTGCAGGCGCTCGCAACGCCGATCGACGATTTAAAGCCGCTGCCAGGAAACCCACGCATCGGCGATGTGGCCGCCGTAGCTCGATCGCTTGAGCGCTTCGGCCAACGAAAGCCAGTAGTTGCCCGGCACGCAGACGGCACGATCATCGCAGGCAACCACACATGGAAAGCAGCGAAGCAACTCGGCTGGACAGAGATCGCCGTCGTTTGGACAGACGACGATGACAGCACAGCGAAAGCATTCGCACTAGCCGATAACAGAACCGCCGAACTTGGAACCTACGATGAGGAAGCGCTTCGCGAGATGATCGCGCAGCTCGTAAACGTTGATCCAGAATTAGTAAGCGACGCCGGCTACAGCGCAGAAGCGATCGCAGAGATTCTAAAGATTCCGGTCGAAGAGATTCCAATGGCCGGCGACTTAGACGAAGCACCAGCAAAGCCACGCGAAGCACACAGCATCGAAGGCGATGTATGGATTCTAGGGCCGCACAGATTAGTCGTCGGAGATTCAACAGACCCGGCAATTTTGGCAAAGGCACTCGACAACAAACTCGCCGATTGCATCTTCACCGATCCGCCATACAACGTTGCATACACCGGCGGAACAAATGAGAGCCTGACAATTCAAAACGATTCGATGAGCGATCTAGACTTTGAATCATTTCTTCTAGCGACATACGCAGCGATGTATGCAAACGCAAAAGAAGGCTGCCCAATTTATGTCTGCCACGCAGATGGAAGCAGCGTGACATTTAGATCAGCGTTCAAGACTTCCGGATTTATGCTCAAGCAAATTCTTATCTGGGTTAAAGACAACTTCACACTCAGCCGCCAGGATTACAACTGGCAGCACGAACCAATCATTTACGGATGGAAGCCAGGAGCAGCACATCCCTGGTTTGGCCCATTCAACGATTCAACCGTTCTAGACTTTGCCACTAAAGACCTGGATACATTGAGCAAGACAGAGCTCGTCAAGATTATCGAAACAGCACGAAGCACATCAACGGTGATCAGAGAACCACGCCCACGCCGGAACTCAGAACATCCAACGATGAAGCCGATTAGTTTAATCACAAGAGTCCTCAAGAATTCAGCAAACAGCGAATCGCTTATTCTTGATCCATTCGGCGGATCCGGTTCCACATTGGTAGCAGCTCATTCACTAGGAATGAAAGCAGCGCTCGTAGAACTCGATCCAATCTACGCAGATGTAATCTGCAAGCGATGGCAACAACTCACCGGAGTGCAGCCAATCAATGAGCTGACCGGCAAGACATACGATTTCATAGGAAGCGAAGATGCCTAATCCACCAAAGCCAACAGAACAAAAGCGCAAATTGGGGAACCCAGGTAAGCGACCACTGCCAGAGAGAGCAAAGGTCATAGCATTACCGATGGCGATGGAAACACCAGAACCACTGCGACCACTAGGGCCAGAAGGCACAAAGATGTGGGAACGAATCTGGAAAGCAGGACGCGCCTGGATTTCACCAACGACAGACATCGAGCAAGTCATGATGCTCTGCGAAACGATGGATGAGCGCATCCAACTACGCGCCGTAGTATTTCGCGGTGGCGAATGGAGAGATCGAGTAGCACTTCGACAACTCGACTACCAGATTACGAACATGCTTTCTTTGATTGCATTCAATCCAGTAGAGCGATCAAGGCTAGGACTTGCAGAAGTACAAGCACAGACACGCATCCAGGAATTAATGCAGCGATCACGTGGGTAAAAAGAAAATACATTCGTGGCCGCCGCGTTGGATGACGCAGGTGGACGCAGCCGACCGCAAACGCGGAGACGGCCCACTCTATTCAGAATTTGCCGAAGCAGTTTGCAGAGTTACCAAAGATTCAGTAGCAGCACCAGCAGGACAGCTGCTAGAACTGCGAGAATGGCAGAAGGAACTTCTCAACCACGCGCTTGCACGACGCAAGGACGGCCGCTTCAAACACAGAGTGGCCCTGATCGGAATGGCACGCAAGAACGGAAAATCTGCGCTGGCAGCATCGGCAGGATTATCCGCGCTGACATTAGGCGGCAATGGTTCCGAAATTTATTCATGCGCAGCCGATCGAGATCAAGCAAGAATCGTATTCGGCACAGCTCGTCGAATGGTTGAACTAGATCCAGAACTTTCTTCGATGTTCACGCTTTACAAAGACGCCATCGAATACAAAGACAAAGGATCCGTTTACCGCGCACTATCAGCAGAGGCATACACGAAAGAAGGACTCAACCCTTCGCCCATTGTTATCTTTGACGAAGTACACGCGCAGCCAAACCGAGAACTCTGGGATGTTATGTCGCTCGCCGGCGGAGCACGCGCCGATTCACTTCTTCTCGGCATAACAACAGCAGGAGTCAAGACACAAGCAAACGGACAAGACAGCCTGTGCTATTCGCTTTATCAATACGGCCAGAAGCTCGTAAAGGGCGAACTTGTAGATCCGTCGTTCTTCTTCGCTTGGTGGGAACCGAAAAACCCAGAAGCAGATCACAGAGACAAGCAGCTCTGGATTGAAGCAAATCCAGGATTCGGCGACATCGTCGATGCCGAGGATTTCGAGAGCGCGGTGCTTCGAACTCCAGAAGCCGAATTCAGAACAAAACGAATCAACACATTTGTGTCAACAACAACTGCCTGGCTGCCAACAGGAGCATGGGAAGCGTTGATCGATACAGAGAGAACACCAGAGCAAGGCGAAAATGTTATTCTTGCATTTGATGGAGCGTTCTCAAACGACAGCACAGCACTCATCGCCTGGCTTCTTGGCGGAGACAAACCGCACTTGATGGTTGTAGGAATCTGGGAACGACCAGACGATGCAGAACAGGGATGGCATGTTCCGGTCGCAGAGGTGGAACAAACGATCATCGACACATTTAGAAACAGCAACTACCAAACCAAAGAGATCGTATTCGACCCGGCACGATGGCAGCGAACATTCATGGTGCTAGACGAAGAAGGACTGCCAGTCGTTTCTTACCCGAACAGCGCAGAGCGAATGGTTCCAGCAACGCAGAAATTCTACGAAGCCGTAGTCAACCAGAGCTTCACACACGACGGCGATGAAAGAATGGCAAGACACATCGCCAACTGCGTGACCAAGCAATCATCACGCGGAGTCATGGTTGCAAAAGCAAGCTCGAAGCGCAAAGTCGACGCAGCCGTTGCAGCAATCTTCGGATACGACAGAGCAACGCAACCAGCAGAACCAAAGAAACCAGTCGCAAGATTCTTCTCACTTGATCTAGGAGCAAAATGAAAAAAATAGACTTCTCATTGATCGCAGAAGTGGTAGGCGTTGCTTGTGCAACAGCAGGACTGGCGATGCTTTCACTTCCGGTGGCATTGATTGCACTAGGATCTTTCTTAATTTGGATAACAGAAAAGGCTAACTAATGAGTCTATCAAAGCGACTACGACAAGCAGGCGAGAAGCGAACCAACAACAGCCAATGGGTTGAGCCGCTTATTCCAGGGCGCCCTGCATACATGGCACCATCCGGAATCGAAGTAAACGCAGATTCTGCGATCCGTATGTCAACAGTTTATGCCTGCGTACGATTGCTCGGCGATACGATTTCATCATTACCACTAGGCGCATACGTTCGACGCGGAAGAAACCGCATCTCATACGTTTCAGTATTCGGTGAACAGCCAGCATGGATCAACAAGCCAAATCCAGAAGCGACACGCTTGGAGTTCTTCGAGCAAGTTATTTCTTCACTTAACATTCATGGCAACGCTTTCATTCTGACCGTTCGCGATGACATGGACGAAGTCGTCGAGCTTTATTGTATCCACCCAGATGATATTCGAATCGAGCGACCAGTCCCAGGCGAGCCAATCGTTTACAAGATGCGCGATTCAGTAGGAACATATTCCAGAGTTCTGACGAGCAAGGAAATGCTTCACATTCCGATGTTTCGCCTTCCAGGATCGCTTTACGGATTAGGCCCAATCGCAGCTGCACGACTTACGATCGGCGCAGCAATGGCAGCAGACACATACGCAGCCGCCTACTTTGGCAACGCGGCAAATCCAGGCGGAGTGATCGAAGTGCCAAACGAGCTCACAGAAGAGCAGGCAGGCGACATCGGTCGCGATTGGAACATTACACACACAGGCCCATACAGAGCAGGCAAGATCGGCATTCTTTCAGGCGGCGCCACATTCAGACCGCTAACACTTAACGCCGCCGACGCACAGCTACTAGAAGCCAGAAGATTCAACGTTGAAGATATTGCCCGATTATTCCGAGTCCCGATCAGTTTACTAGGACACCCGGTAGCAGGAGCGATGTCCTTTGCTAGCGTTGAAGCACAAAATCTTTCATTTGTTCAGCACAGCCTTCGCCCATTATTGGAACGCTTGGAGCAAGCACTTTCAGGATTGCTGCCAGAGCCAGAAGGCTTCATCAAGTTCAACCTTGACGCACTTCTACGAGGAACCACCCTGGAGCGCTTCGACGCTTACACAAAGGGATTGCGCGAAGGATTCCTATCGCTTAACGACGTCCGATCCGTAGAAGATCTGGCACCACTTGGCGAAGCCGGAGATCAGTACCGAGTGCCACTACAAAACATCGACGCAGCAGACGCACGCGATGTAGGACTCAAGCTACGAGCAGAGATCGCAGCAGCCTTAATTCAAGTCGGATTCGAGCCAAAGTCTGTAACAGAAGCGGTCGGATTACCAGACATGACACACACAGGACTGCCATCAACGCAGCTGCAACAGATCTCAACCATTGATCCAGCAGACCCACAAAGCGTCTACGAAGTCAACGCAAGAGAAGCACGCAACGATGAACCTTCAATCGTGATTCAAGTCCCGGAATCAAACATCAATGTCGAGCCAACAAACATCAATGTTCAACCGCCAAACATTACATTCGAGACACCAAACGTCGACGTGCAAGTAGCAGCACCAAACGTCAATGTTGAATCACCAACAATCGAAGTAACAAATACAATAGAACAGAAGAGCGTACGTCGAAAGGTAATTCGTGACGAGAACAATCTCATCACAGAAATTATCGAAGAATTTGTGAAGGATGAAGAATAATGGCAACAGGTCTAAGCGCTTATCTAGCAAACAAATTCCTTGATGCAGTAGGAAATGCCACAGCATATTCAGCATCAAACGTATACGTGAAACTTCACGTAGGAGATCCAGGAGCAGAAGGAACTGCAAACCCTGCAACGGAGACGACAAGAAAAGAAGTGACATTCTCTGCGGCTTCAACAGGAAGCATTGCATCGGATGCAGATGTTATATGGACAAATATCGCAGGCTCACAAGACGCAACATATTTCACAGCCTGGGATAATTTGACGACAGGGAACTTCTTATTTAGCGGAACCGTTACAGGAAACGCATACACAGCAGGAGACACATACACAATCGCAAGCGGATCACTTACAGCATCGCTGACCGTAGCAAGTTAAAATGTCGTCCGAATTTGTACTAAACACATCTAAATTAGATGAAGGCAGACTTGGGCCATTTGTTTATGCAACAGCAAGCGCCGAGTTTGGATCAATAGCAGCAACCACAACAAGCAAAGTCACTCACTTAGTTACTGCTATTGCTCCACTCGGACAGATCGCAGCGCAGGCGCAGGCAGGAATCAATAACTACGCCACAGCCGCAGCTGCGCTCGGACAGATAGAATCCAGCGCCAGCGCCACGATCAATCACCAGGCGCAGGCAAATTCAGACTTTGGATCCATAACAGCAAGTGCCACAGCTCAGATAGATCACCAGGCAACAGCACAGGCACTTCTCGGAATTCTAAATGCAAGCGCAAGCACGCAGGTCGATCACCAGGCAACAGCAACCACAACCCTGGGAACGCTGGACGCAGACGCCAGAGTTTCAGTAGATCAGTACGCAATAGCAAGCGCCGAATTTGGAAGCCTGCAAGCAAACGCAACAACTACACAGCAAACAACACAAACAGCCGCAACCACAGGAAGCCCATACTTCGTAAGCCCGACGGTGATCATTGGGCCACAAATAAATAAAGTACAAGGCCTGGCGCTGACACAATGGGGCGGAATGAAAATACAAGCAACATCAAGAATAGATTTCTCTGTGCTTGATGACGACGCAGAACTTCTTCTACTGATCTAGGATAAAAATGCCATATTTGATAAGCGACAAGCAGAGTGACTGCGCAGGATGGGCAACCGTTAAAGAAGAAGCCGACGGATCCTATACAACAATCGGATGCCACGAAAGTAAACAAGACGCTATCGATCAGATGGTGGCAATTTCGATCGCAGAAGATATGGAACCAGGCGGCGAAGTAAGCAAGCGGCAACTTCCCGACAATTACAGGCCAGCACTTTCAGAAGATGTGCCAGAAGGAAGAGCGTGCGGAAATTGCTTATTCTATAACGAAGAAAAGCAAAATACAGAAGGAACCAAAGCATGGTGCGAGCGCTGGAATGATTACGTAGATGGAGCCTACTACTGCAACGCATGGCAACCACAAATAAACAGCAGACAAGTCGACCTAAGTGTTCCTCAATTTATTCAAGCAAACGCAAAGCGCGGTCTTGAATATTTGGCAGAAGGATATGGCGGAGATGGACTCACAGAAGGAACCAAGCAAGCAGCTCGAGAGATGGCAGCAGGAAGAATAAGCGAAAACAAAGTAAGAAAAATGGCGCCCTGGTTCGCCAGACACAAAGTCGATGGAGAAGCACCAAAGAACAGCAACCCATCCGATCCGCAATATCCAGGAGCAGGACTCGTCGCATGGCTATTATGGGGCGGAGATTCAGACTTCAGCGATAGAGCTCAAAATTGGGCGCAACGAAAAATTGATGCATTAGATGCAGAAGAAGATTCAAGGAGCAAAATGAAAAAAATCGAACGCCGCACCTTCACGATCAAGAACGTAGAAGCACGCCAGGCAGAAGATGGAACGATGCGCCTGTCCGGATACGCCGCCGTATTCAACGACGACAGCGTGCCGCTTCCATTTATTGAGAGAATCGCACCCGGTGCATTTCGCAAGACGCTGACAGAAACACCAGATGTGCGACTTTTGATCAACCACGAAGGCCTGCCATTGGCACGCACAAAGAACGGAACGCTTCGACTTCAGGAAGATCAAACCGGCCTCTACATGGACGCAGATCTTCCAGACACCCAGGCAGCTCGCGACCTTTACACGCTGGTCGAGCGCGGCGACGTAGATCAGATGAGCTTTGCATTTCGCGTGATCCGCCAGAAGTGGAACGAAGGAAGAACAGAGCGCACCCTTACAGAACTCAGCCTTGCAGACGGTGATGTTTCAGTCGTGACTTACCCGGCTTATCCAACAACAAGCGTAGAAGCACGCGAGCAACTACGAGCTGCGATGCAAGCAGTCAAAGAAGGCCGAGAGATAAGCCCTGAAACAATGATGATCCTCAAAAGCATATTTTCAGATTTATCTGAAGGACACGAATACATTATGAGAGCAGCAGAAGTTATGTCAGAATTTATGTCCGTCGAAGATGCGACATACATGGAAGATGAAGAAGAAGAGGACGAGAGAGCCGTCGATACAGTCGGCAGCTTCGTCTCCTGGGATTCTTCTGGCGGAACAGCACGCGGCAAGATCGTACGCGTTGTCCGCGAAGGTTCCCTCAACGTTCCAGAAACAGATTTCACGATCAATGCAGAAGAAGATGATCCCGCAGTTTTGATTCGTCTCTATCGCGAATTAAGAGACGGATACGTTGCGACCGATACACTTGTAGGACACAAAGCGTCTACACTTACACTCATCGATGCATTGCCAGAACCAAGCCCCGAAGAAGCAACTCGCAAGATTTCTCTTCGACTTGCACAAGCAATCGTAAATAATACAAAATAGAATTCTGCCGGACAACCCAGCAGAGACAAAGTCGGAGCGACATTCGCACCCTTAAAGCGCCGCGAAAACCACCGCCACCACCTTGCACAAACCAACTCAAAAGGAGATCAAATAAATGTCAAAGTCTTTCCTTGACAAATTGATCGAGCGTCGTGATGCAGTAAAGACAGAGATGGATGCAATTCTGGAAGCAGTAGCAACAGAAGATCGCAC